CGAAGTCCGTTGTAGGTCACTCGCTTCATGCATGTGGCAAGTGCGGCATCGATCTTCTTTGAAGATAATCCAGCGCAGAAAATATCTTTCAAAAAGTTGAAGTCTACGTCAGCTTGCCCGTCGATCTTCAGACCTTTCAGTTCTTCTGCCACTGCATCGAACAGAGCCTTTGACTCTGCAAATGGTGCCATCGCTACATCAAGCTTCGCTCCGCTTGGAAGAACAACCTCACGACCCATTTTTCAACCTCAAGTAATAACTCGGACGGCCTTGGCAAACTTGATGTGATAGATCGAAAGCGACTGCTCCGTATCACCTTCCACGTTTGACTTGGCTTCAACTTCCTTGTTAAATACGCCGCCGCTCATGATGTAAGTATCGAGCGAAAGGTGTCCTGCCCCATCGCCAACTTTCTTCGTGAACTCACCGATCAGGAGAGGGAATGACGCGAAGTCATTGTCCTGAGTCGAAAGCAGGTTGTTCAGGAACTTATCGTCGTTCGATCCGCGCACTACGCGCATCACAACGTCAGACTGCTTTCCAGACTGATTGAGTCCGAAAATCGCATTCCCGTTCTTTCCCACTTTGACGCTGGCAATATCGTTCGGGAAGGTGAGTGCAATCGCATCACCGTCGCCGAGATCGGCCAACAGTCTGTTATTCAGTTTGATCGTGTCCGATCCGCTCATCGCTACCGTGCTCATTTTTATCTCCTATGCTCATGCGTTGATATTTACTATTACCGATGACGAGTGAACCGCACCAGCTTGTTTACACGCGATCTGAATGAGTGGGGCTTTCCGAGCTGCCCGGTCAACCTGGAGCTGCTGCGCCACTGGTTGAGAGTAGACGTAGTATCCACGCTCCGAGAGGTTACGGAAGAAGTCTTCCTGATTGCCAAACGTCGTCGGGCTATTCCACTGTCCCGGTGCCAAAAACTGGTTCGTCACTGCGGCCTCAAGCACTGCGCGATAAGCGCCCTTGAGTACGCCGATACCATCTTCGGTCTGAGCAAGCTTCGTGCTCGACTGCGCGAGCGCGTTGAAACCGGCGACTTTGAGTGCCCCAACCATCCACAGGAGGTTGTACACGTCGTCGAAGAACTGGTTCCCACCAGAGGTGAACACCTTCGGAACGCCCTGAAGCGAGCAGTACACGTCAGCTCCCGCCGCCGTACACTGACCAAGAAGTGTCTGAGTCATCATTGGATCGGGTTGAACTCCGATAAGATCTTTCAGGTGCATTGTCTGAGTCGTATTCGATCCAGAGAAGTTCGTGCTAAGCGCACGAGCAGCATACGCCGCGCTCATCACCAGAGCAGATTGATCATCGGCCCCGCCGTAGAATAAGCCACGCGAATGACTAAATCCACCAGTGCGAAGTTCGTCAAGTAGTCCACCAGGAGCAACGTCACCGGCAGTGCGAGACACAAAGAAGGCAAGCTTATCGAGAGGCTGTAGGGTAGCCGCCGCCGCAAGCATCGGGACAGAGGTAACCATTTCTGCCACAAGGATGCCGAAGTATTGAACCAATCCAGCCGTCCTGACAATCGCTGCCGAGAGAGTTTCTGCGGAAGGAGTATCAAGCATCGGGATCACAACAAGGTATCCGCTACCGGCCAAGATATTCGGTTGTTGAGAGAACACGGCGTTTGCCATGGCGGCAGTCACGCTGCTCGATCCGAAGTCTTTGGCAACCTCAGAAGGCTCAAGATAAATTTTATATCCAAGTGATCCAAAGCCAACACCGGGATCTTCGCGGGTAAACAAGGCTAGGTTACTCGTATTGTACGCGCCCACTCCAGCAGGAGTCGCCGAAACCGAAATATTCACCACATTTGTCAAAGCCAAATCCATTGTTCAATCCTCCTGTTACGGTTCCACCAACGTCTGTGGATCGGCAAACGTGTCATAGTATTCGACTGGGCTTGCCTTGGTTATTTGATATTGTAAGGAAACTGCGAGAGAAAATCTATACGGTATTGCTGCCCCGTCAATGCCTGAAATATTTGCGAAGCTTGATGGGATCGGTGCGATCTGAAAACCATTTGCTTCCTGAATCTTCTGTGAGTATGTGCTATTGAGCGCCAGAACCAGCTCCTCTTTCCTGTCCAAGGCTTCCATGCTCCGACCCATTAGGTCAATGCTCAATGTAGCTCGGACGTTGGTTGAGAGAACTTCACTCATGCCGCCACTGGTCGGCACGATATTCCGGGTGTTGCCAAACGGTTTCACTGTAATGACGCCTACCGCTATGTAGAGCCTGTCATCGGTAGGGATCATAACTTTTTGGTTGTAGAGGTAGACCTGATCCTCAGTGAGACCCATCCCATTCTGGATAATCTCGCAGAGAAGGGTAAGAGCGGTGTCCGTATATACGGTTGCTTCTGAAGTCGCTCCAAGCGAGTCAGTTACTCGGACTACGGTTGTTCCTGGTTGTGACGGTGCTGAGAAGTCTCCAGACGATGGATCTATCGATCCAAAACCTGTCTCCACGCTGAACGTGTATGGCTCTGTGCCGCCGCTGGCACCGAACTTGGCCAGGCCGCTCTGGATCAATGAGACTTCTGATGGGAGGATCGCAAGGGTCATCGCAAAGCCTCCGTATAGTCTTGTGCGATCTCGTACTGAACATAACCGTACTCCTTGAAGTCAGCTTTTTTCATCACGCGATACGGGGTACCCTCAAACGTGATCTTGTCATCGACCGCGAGGATGACCGAAGGTAGAGTAAAAATCTGCTCCCACTTCCACGCCCGCTGACCCTCTGGCTTCAAAAAAAGCTCCTGTGGGGTAAGTGGCTGTCTGACACCATAGAAAGAAACCTCAGTTGGGATTTCTTTTGCGATGTGGTTCTCGATGCGCTTCTCAATCTTTATGAAGGTAAGTGGAACAAAATAGTCCATCATAGCACTCGCCATATTCGGGAGAGAGCCATGGGGGAGCGGTCTTTCGGAGGCGTTTCCGATCACGGCTTGACCTCCCACGTTATACTATCGCGGAGCTGTCGTGTCTCAACCAAGGTCTGTTGATTTGTCTTATGCTCCATCTTTGATGGCTTCCACTTGCCAAAACCGCCGGTATCAAATGCTTCCATCACTACGGCAAACGCTGTAGCGCCGACCTTCTCAACCCAAGCCTTAATGGACTTCTCTCGGATCACACGCCGGAGAGTTTCTTCAGTGAATGCCCCAAGCTTACCCAGCTCATCAGAAAGCTTCTCTGTGATTGGCATACGGAGGAAGCTTCGTATTGGCATTCTGATCTTTATACCACCTCGGTCAACCACCGCTCCATATTCATGTACCGCGCCGATCTCGGCATTTGTTTGAGCATCGGTACCGCCCTTGGCCTGATTGTCTCGACTGTTTTTTGTGCCAAGTACGCCGACCTGTGCAGTTGGTGAGACCTTGAATGCAGCACGAAGCTTATCGAGAGCGCGGGTGTCGAACTTCACATCCATCGACGCTCTCTTATCGCTCATGCTTGAGTCCCGCCTTCGACTAAGAAGATCTGACCGACAAGCATTGGGAGCATGAGTCCAATGTACTTCGCACCGTAGTTTGTCTTTGTCAGCATTGCAAACTCTGGATTGTCGAGAATGCGCTGTGGGATGGTAAACGACTCGCTGATTGAACCGACAGACTTGGATGATTGAAGCCATGCATACTGGCCGGTGAGTCCCTGCGAGCTAGAACGTAGATTCATTACGAGGTAGTGCGCCGATAGGTTCAAGAATGCAATTGTATACGTTGATTGATCGGCGAAGAGATCTTCGTTGAACGATACACCGGCATCATTGAATGCCTTGGTTATATCCTTATCACGCACAGACTCCATATCGTAACCATATGGAAAGTCGCGATCAAAATACTGTTTGAAGTCGAGAACTGTAGGTCGGATCATTCAACCCTCCTTCGGGTTAGTGGGAGCCGGAGGAAAGCGTTAACCCCCGGCTCCCTGCCCCATTGGAAGGCCGAATTAGTAGCTGAGATACAGGAGTTCAGCCGGGCGATAAGCCATTACGCCCGTGAACTGACCGTAGCCCACGTTCTGGAATGAGAAGTTGTCAACGCTGTTCGCCAAGGTGTTCGTGTAGTCCACCGGAATGTCCATGCGAATCGACTCTTCTTCACTGTTCAATAAAACATACATCTGTTTGCTGAGCGTGTTGTACGCCGCGTCCGAATAAGCCAACGGGAGGATCTTGGAATCCTTGTTGCGCGTAATGAGCGCAAAGGTTTCTTCAAGAACCGCCAACGTGGACTTGATTGGGAAGTCAGGCGACGCCTGAGAAGCAAGACCGTTGAAGTCACTCTCAGGAATGATGAAGTGAGTCGGCCACGCAGTACGCGCACAGTTCGACCGATACGCTTCAATGATCGCTGCCGTGAAAGCTTTCAGTTCGGCAGTGGTCATCGAGCTGATCGGCTTCGTGATGAGCGAAGTATTTTCCGTGATACCGGCCTGGTTGAGCAGACCCTTCACGGCGCTGTCGCCTTCGAGACCGAGGAACGCGACCTTCTGGATGCCCAGATCCCAGTTACGTTTACGGGCTTTTTCCTTCGAGGTGACGAGATCCCAATTGCCAGCTTTCGCTGCCATTTCGAGATCGAACAGCGACCAGCCAATGCTCTTGGCCCAGTTCGCGACTTTCACCATCACAGAGTCAACGCCAGCATCGGCAGTGGCAAGCTTGCCATTGTTTCCGCCGGTATTGATCACGCCAGTGGCGAAGTCATCGCCCAACTGGAACGAACGATAGGTCACAAGGTTTGTAGACCAAGCGCCTTCACCAACACGCACGGGCATGTAATCGGCAGGAGCAATCTGGAAAAACTTCTGCTCCGTGACTTTCTTCATGATCGTGGTCAAGGTCGTAATATCGATCTCAAGGCCGAGAGCATTCACAACACGCTGGTTCAGGTCTACGCGACGCTGTTCCATCGTATTCAGAACAATCGGCTCACCTTTTGCATTCAGAATTTTATTCATGTGAGTATCCTTTCGTTTTTATAAGTTAGCCGACCAGCCCGAGTCCGGGGAACAACTGAACGCGAACCAACGCGCCACTTGCCGCCTTATCGAGAGCCTGACCGATGATGTGTTTCGTGGAAGCAACCGTCGCCACTCCACCAGGAGTTGCCGCAGTCGCCTGTACGCGAGCGCCGCGAGCGATAGCTGCGGTAGCCTGCATGAACACGACGCTGTTCAAGCCAGCGATCTCAACGCGAGCGCCAGCAGGGAACTGCGCGTCTTTGATCGAGTACATGACAACACCGAAAGCCTCATCGCCATCAGCAGCGACAGCGGCAACCTTCGGAACGCCGCCAGCACTGTCCACAACCTTCACAACTGCACCAGCGACGAGCGCCGTTGCCTGTGAAGAGTCTACCTGACACGAAAGGGTGCCAACATTAAAACGAAGATCGCTCATTCCGAGAATAGCGACCTGATCGAACTGATTCTGATTCAGAGTCATTGTTTTCTCTCCTTTGAGAAGTTGTTAGTTAGTTACTTGCTCGACCCATAACGGGCTTTCCCGCGCTCAACTTTGTCTTGCGACAAATCAATCCGGGTTTCGTGCATGGTATGGGGAGCATTCTTCAGAGCCTCGAAGTGTGAGTTCTTCTTGGGTTCTTCCGGCTTCTCCTCATTCTTTTTCTGCTCCTCTAGGGGCTTGGGAGCATCTTCATTCTTTTTCTCTTCAGGCTTGATCTCGACTTCGACTGCATCCTTCTTCGGTTCTTCAACCTTCGGAGCAATGAGAGCCTGATATTTTTCGCGGAGATCTTTCACGCTCATGTGTTCTTCGCCAACCTGAACCATATGTTCTTCGTTTGCCATAACAGGCTTCACGACTGGCTTCTCTTCATTTTTCTTCTCTTCAACAACCGGCTTCTCTTCGTTCTTTTTCTCTTCAACGACAGGAGCATCGGTGTTCTTTTTTTCTTCCATCTCAACTTCATTGAGAAGGTTCTTAATACGATCGAACAGTTTCATG